GCATATCTAAAAACTTTTTTTGTGGCTTGTATATATCTTAAATCATAAATCTCTCTACAACTCAACTGTTTTATGTTGTGATGAAAAATAGTTTGATTTCCTATATACAAAGCAACATGATTTAGTTTTTCTTCTGCTCCTTCCATTAATAAAACATCATTTTTTTGTATATCATTTTTATCTACTTCTATAAATCCAGATCCTGTTAAAACCTTTTCAAAGTATGGATCATTTGCAAAAGCTTTTAGGCTTTTAGGTCTAGGCCAAAATTTTAATTTTATTCGTTTTTTTTCTAAAAAATAGTCGGTTATTAAACTCCAGCAATCATGCTTTCCCCAGATCCAAGTCCTCCCAAAAAGTCCAGACTTATATCCACTAGGTTTAAAACTATACCAATCTTGATGCTCAACGCTATAAATATAAAAAGGCAAACCTAAATGCTCACAAGATGCTTTGTCAGCATCAGATGGTAGAGCAGATCCATAAGTATGAGAATGAACTATACCAATAAGCTCTCCTTGATCTTCACACTCTGCCCAAGAATCAGGATCCATGACAAAATATTCATCAGGTGCATCTGATAGATTTTCACAAGGCCAGAAAGTTTCTTTGCCCTTAATTATGGCTAACAAACCACAAGACTCTTTAGGAAGGGATTTAACAGCAAATTCAGCAGCTTTATCTTTCCAACTCATGTAAAAGTACCAATAGAGGGAAAGTCTTTTCTTGTCACTTGTCTTTTTGGCGCACGAATATTTTCTAAATCCAAAGCAGATACACATTCAAACTGCACAACATCTCTATTTTCAACAATTTTTTTATCAATAAAATAAATTTCTTGAGGAAGTTCTGTAGTGCTTGATGGAGTTCCAAAGGGGTTTTGATTAGATGGAAAGTTTGCAGCATCTAAAAACTGAGCCATTGTCCTATGACGAATTAATTTAGCACCTTGTAAATCGTTGAAAGGTGTTGTTGCATTTGCAGTTGCCATCAAAGCAGTTATAGTTCCCAAAACATTAGAAACTGTTAGAGTTGGTCTTGGAAGAGTTCCTCTACCCACATACTCGAAACCTTCTGCTATCACTGGAAACTTTGTATATGTATTGCCCTGCCAGATAATATTTGCATTGCTGTTCATGCCAACACCAGAATGAAATCTAGTAACATCAGTTGATCCATGCAAAGCAGTAACTAAAGTTATTGAATAAAGCTCAATAATTGATTTATTTGAAAGTGATTGTAGTTCTGCTGTAGGTATTGCCATTATGGTTCAAATACTTCTCTAAAAGTACAATTTAAAGTTGCTCTATTGTTATAAGGTATTGATTTTGTCCAAGATTGACAAACATATTTACCAGCACCAGATAAAGTTACTGTGACATTACCGCTATCAGTTGCTGAAGAAGCTGCCGTAACAGTAAATGTGTTTTGGTCAGCAGTCGTAGCTATTACAAAATCGCCATCTGTAGGAGATCCACTTGCAGTTGATGTATAGTCAATAGTTACAACATCACCGATAGCAAGACCATGATTTGTGATTGTAATTGTATTTGTTGTCCCTGATTGTGAATAAGTCCCTGTCTGTGAGCTTCCTTCTGCGGGTGGGGTAAATGTAAAGCTTGCCTGATCGTTTACACGACTTCTTAAAAATCCTTCTATTACATCAGCTTCAGTTTCAGAAACGTTAAAAGTAAGATCATATACTTTAGGATCTTGAGTCAGAGGCAAGCCAAACAAAGCCCTAAACTCATAACCATCACCGAAAGAAGTTGTCCTTATTTTTGGTGAGCTTGTTTTTCTCATTCCGTAGGTCGGAGAGATACTTGGAAAAGTTGCCATTTATGTAGTTAATAAACCTCCAGCACGTTTTTCTTTGATGAGTTGAGCCTGTACAGCCTGACCAATTACTTGACCAAGTTGGTTTGCATCAGCAGTATTGCCCGATACTGAAGAGCCAGAGGCATCTACATTGACAGTTACTAAATTGGTAGTGCCACCACCACCTTTTCCGATAGCACTGTTTGGAATGATATTGCCACCTTTAGAACCCATTTGCAATATTTCGGGACCACGCTCACCCACGACAAAAGCGCCACCAGCAGATACTCTTCCTCCTCTCTCTTTACCAAAAAGACCACCTAAGAAACCTCCAAAACCTTTACCACCACTTAAGGATCTACCAATTCCACTTATAGCCCTATCTATAGCAAGATTTACTAATCGTTTTTTGAGATTACCTAAAACATTTCTCATAGCTTCACCAAAAGACTTTCCTTCAGTGATAGCGTCTGTAAGATTATTAACTAAATCATTTCTTACAGATGCACCAATTTCTTTAAAAGTTTCTTGAAGTTTGTCTGCCTCTTCTTTTGCTGTTTTTTGTGCCTCTGTAAGTTCTACAGTATTTTTTGTGACTTTCTTTTTGTTATCTGCTTGTTTGTTAATAGTATCTGCAATATCTCTTTCTATGCCAGAAAATTCAATAAGCCCATCTTTCAAAAGGTCAAAATCTGTAATAATCCCTTTAAATGGGTTTTTAAATTCAAATTTTTTAAATGGATTTTCAAATTTAGGCAGACTTATGTCTAAATTAACTTTTGGTAATTGAATACCGCCAAGTAATTTTTTTAAAGGTTCTGGTATTAAATCAACAATTTTTCTAAATGCTGTGGCATAAAAATTAACAATTTTTTGAACAACTCCTCCAACAGTTTTTTGTAACCCTTGAAAGAAAGTGACTACTGGCTTTGTTAGATCAGAGAAACCTTGTTGAACACCTTGGAAAAAAGCTGCAAAATCTCTTTGTAACATTTCAGCAATCAACTTTACATCTGAAAAAAATGTTTGGATACCACCAAAAGAAATCTTTAAAGCATTTCCAATCACACCACCGATAACTCTCCCAACAAAAATAATTTCATCACCAAAATTAGCAGCAGCTTCTTTAACATTTATCCAACCTTGTTCTAAAGATATTAATGTTCCTATAGCATCAATCCCTAAAGATTGCAGAAAAACATTGCCAATTTCTCCCACAACCCCTACAACCCCTCTAATAATGTCTCCAACAAATTTGAAAGCAACTCCTAATCCTTCTACAGTGACAGCAGCTACTTTTAAAACTTCTCTTATTATTATTCCAAACTCTGACCCCTCTGTTGTTAAATTTGTAAATGCAGTCGCTACTCTTTTTAACTGTCCCTGTATTGTATTAGCTGCTATAAAAGCGTCTTTTGCGGCTCTTCCTTGTGCATTTGCTTGGTTTTCTAAAGCCTCATTAAATTTTACTAATTCATCATTTAACAAAGGTTGTATTGCTGTAAGTGCCTCAACACTTCCAAATAGTTGAGATAGATTGTCTGCACTTGCTCCACCTTTTGCAACAATTTCTTCTAATACTCCACTTAATCCTTTTGACTTTATTGCAGCCGCACTGAAATCAATGCCAAGTTTTTCTGCAACATCAGATGCTTGTTTTGTCGGTTTTTGTATCGAAGCAATAACCTGTCGTAGTCCAGCAAAGGTTGATTCAACAGGAACACCAGTTGCAGTGACAGCAGAAATCGCAGCATTTAATTCATCTATACTTACACCAGCACCAGCCGCTATTGGTGCAATACGTCCTATCTGCTGTGCATATTGATCTACAACAATTTTACCATCAGCCTGTGTCTGTGCGAATCCATCAACTATTTTTCCAGCTTTGTCGGCTTCTAATCCATAAGCATTCAAAACAGATGTTGTGGCATCAGTAACAGTTTGCAGATCAGAAAATCCACCAGTAGCACCTAACTGGGCTGCTTTCAAAATGTTTGTAATCTCAGCAGTTTCAGCAAAGCCAGCAGATGCTAAGTCATAAGATGATTCTAATAACTCAAGTTGTGAAGCTTGACCACTAAGCTCATTTGATAAAGTTGCAAGTTTTGGTGTGAGTGCATCTACATCAACTCCCAAAGTTCTTACTCTTGCAGTAGCAAAATCTTGAGCAGCTAAATTTGTAAAAATTTTTGTCAGTGCGGCAACAGCAGTTATGCCAGCAGTAAGTGGCCCTAAAGCTGTCATCAATGCAGCCCCAGCAGCCCTAAAACCTACAGCCGCCCCTTTTGCACCAGCACCAGCACCAAAAAATCCTTTTCCTATTATTGGTAAAGCTCTA